GCGGAAGCGGGGGCGGAAGCGGGGGGCGGCCTAACGGCGGTAAGCGCCTGAGTGCCAGGTCGGAGGTCACCGCAGCACGCGGATCGCGTTTGTTGCTGTGCCGGTGCTTCTTCGACGGAACCGCCGGCCTGATCACGATCGAACGCGAGGTCCTGCAGCAACTCGTGATTGCAGATTGGCAAATTCGTAATCTGCAATCACGAGTTACGGCCGACGGCAAAACTCGCGTGGTATGCAAACCGGCGCCAACCGCCGAGATCGGACCTCACCGTGCCGCTGCCGCTCGCCCGCCGCTAGGGTAGGTAGGGTCCGGGAGACGGCCCCTCAGCGGCCTTTAAAATCGATTTCTGGGTCGATCTGAGTAAACCTAGAGCGCCGAGCCCGGCTCGATTCTGAGATCGGTTCTGATCCACATCAGCGGCTGAGGCGAGACCGTCAGGCTCTGCACCGCGACGCTGATCGCGGCCCCGTCGCCTTCGGCGATATACCAAATCGTGTCGGTCTGCGCCGATCGCTCCCACGGCGTGGTGTTCCACGGCGTGGTGTTCCACGGTGTCGGCATGCCGACATGGCTGGCAAAGATCGTCATCACCGGCGGGTTGTAGTCGTAACCGAGACCGAACTGGTATTCGACGCTCTGCGCCGAGCGCATGATCGGCCGGATCGCCGCCACCCGCTTTTGCGTCGGCGTGCCGAACAGGTTCCAGGCCTGCTGGCCAAACGCGATGATGTTGGTGATCGTGCCGCTGACGAGCTCATCGCCGCCGGGCACGCCGAACTGCACGACCCTGCCGTTTGTGGTGCCGAAATAGAGGTTGTCATTCCACACCGCCCAGCAATAGGCCGGCAGGTTGGTGTAACGGCACCAGGCGTCGAGCCCGGTGTGGTAGACGTGCTGCTCGAAGGTCCGATTGCCGTTGGCATCAAGCGCGATCAATGGCACGTTCATGACGAGCCGCCGGCCAAACCCCCAATAGATCGCCTGCCAGCCGGTCTGACCGCGGCCCTGACTGACCGCGGCCTGGCAGGCGCCGGCCGCCTTGGAGCGCGGCGGCACGGTGCCGAGCTTGAGCGCGATCATCAATTGCGACAATTTGGTGTAGTCCGAGCTCGTGATGATGTAGCTGTCGCCGCCATAGCGGCAGATCGCCCGCTGGCCGATCGGCGCCGGCGTCGTGTAGATGCCAACCAATGCCCAATTGTTGGGGTCCGAGGGATCCGTGCCGGAATAGACCAGGACCTCGCCGGTCGTCAATGTAAAGATCGTGTAAGTCGCGATCCCCAGACCGCCGTCATAGGTCAGGTTTTGCACGTTGACGAGGTAGGCCCCATCGGGGACCGTCATCTCGAACGGGAAGTAATCGAGATTGCCGGTGATCGCGTAGAGACCGCCATACCAGAAGCCGGTCGCGGAATTGGTCCAGAAATAGAGCCGATTGTGGTTGGTCTGCACGCCGATCAACTTGGTCGGGTCGAGCGGATAAGTGCTGCTCGGATTCTGCACAAAGCCGGCCGGCGCGAGCGTCGTGCCGTCGTAAGATTGCGGCGCATCATTGCCGTTCACCCAGAACAGGCGATGGTTGAACATCGCCGTCTGCCACCAGCCGCTGGTAAAGCCGGCGCCGAGCTGCAAATTCTGGTCGACGCCCCAAATCTTGTCTGACGTGGCACCAAGCAGATGGGTCAAGCCGGCCGAGGTCCACACCGCCAACGTGGTGATCGTCTGGGCCTCGCCGACGGTCTGATAGAGCTGCGAGCCTTCGCGCAACCGCACCCCGCCATAATCGGGCTGCCAATTGTCGAGGGTGATGGCGTCCTGCGGGTCCATCGCCTCGTACGGGTCGCGGGTGTTCCAGCCCTTGCCCGGCGCCGGCAACACCTGGGGGGTTGTCAGCCGGCGGGCGCGCGCCTGCTTGCGCTGGAGCGCGACGGCACGCTGCGCGCTGAGCGCCATCACACCATACTGCCGGTCAAGAGTGCCGCCAGTGTGTCCGAGGGCGACATACCCCCGCCGCCCATCCCCATCGCCTGATAGGCAGGGCTCAGCACGTCGGCCTGCTGTGCCGCCGGCAATTGCGCGGCCCTCGCCGCCTGCGGCCCGACCGCCCCGCCCGACAGCCCGGCGAGCACCGCGGCCAGCGGCGAAACCTCACCGGGGTTCTGCGGCACTCCCGGTGCCGGGGTGGCCGCTTGCGGCATGCCGGCCGGGGTCAGACCCGCCGGCTGGGCGCCGGCCGGCTGCGGGATCGTCGGCATGACCGGCGGCGCCATCGTGCCCGGCGGCATCGCCATCGTCGCCGCCGGCGGCAATGTGCCCCAGCTCGGCCTCGTCGTGCTCGGCGGCACCGACGGCAGAAAGCCGAATCCGTCCATCTCAGATCCCCCAGGGCTAGATGCCGAGTGTTCCGGGTGGCAGTTGCGGCTCCGGTATCACGCCGATCAATGGCCGCACCCCGATCCTGATCACCGGCGGCACCCGCGGCGTTTCCGACAATGTCCGCGGCACGCCCTGCGGCACCTGCACCAGGGTCGGGCGCTGCGGCTCGACCGGCCGGCCCGAGCGGACCGCCGGCGCCGCCCGCACTTCCGTCGACAGCGCCGGCGCCGAAGCGCGAGCGGCCAGCTGCGCCGCCATCTCCTCGGCAGTTAGCGGTGCCGCCGGCGCGCTCGCGGGACCTGGTCCTGGCCTGAAAGGCGGCGGCCGCCCGAGCCAATCGGGTGGCGGCTGCGGCTGCTCGAAGGGTGCGATCCGCGCCGCGATCTCCGGCGGCAACGGCGGCATCTGCTGCATCGCGGGGGGCGGCGGCACCGGCGGAAACGCGCCGAGCGAATACTGGCCGATAAAATCGTCGCGTTTGACCGCCGGCACCAGGTTGAGCGTCTGCGTGCCGCCGTCGCGCGCCACCGCCTTGTCGATCTGCCGCTCGGCCTCGTCCTTCTCCTCGTCATAGGCCAGACCAATGCGGCGCAGCATGCGCCAGATCGCATCGAGCTCGACCAGGTTCTCGCCGAGGATGCATCTATCGTTGTCGCCGGTCCAATCGACGGCCATCGGACCGCCGGCGGTCTGGATGTACCAGCCCGACTGGTACTCGAAGACAAAGGACGAGGTCTGGTCGGTGCTCGCCACCGCCGGGTCGATCGAGAACATCGTTGGCTGGCCCGACCCCTCGCCGCTCGGAACCCGGATGCGGTAGCGCCGCCACATCGTCGCCCGGCCGTAGATCGAGCTCCTGTACAATTGCCAGGCTTGCGGGCTGAGCGCTCCGCGCATCGCCCAATAGCGGCTGCGCTCCCACACCGTGTCGTTGACCAGGCGGAAGAAATCGGCCGGCAACGCATAGTCCGAGACCCCGGTCGCGGTGAAGGTGTGCTCGATGATCGTGTTGGTCCACAGCGCCCGCCGGTGCAACGCAAAGGCGGCCCGCCGGCTCTGCGCGATCAGCCGCCGCGCGGTCGGCAATTTGGAGCCCCACAATGGCGTCGGCGGATCGTCGATCCCGAGATCGCGGGCGACGTTGGAGCAGATCGTGGCCAGGGTCATGCGCGGACCTCGACGAGTCGCGGCAAAGCATCGAGGCGCTCGACCTGGACCTCGCCGCCGCACCACACGCTGAAGCGGCAGGCGATCTCGACCGCCTGGTCGGCGCGCGCTCCCATCGCCAACGCGCCAAAGGCGATCTCGGCGCCGGCCCCGCGGGCGTAGAACGGCGCCTCGACCGGATAGCTGCGGCCGTTCTGATCAAAGATGCTGACCCGGCCATTGGGGCTGACCACGATCGCGGCAAAGCCGTGGTCCTTGTCGGCCGCCTCCCAGGCGTCCTTGCCGCCGGCGAGAAACCAGTCGCGAAACCCGGTCACATCGCCGGCATAGCCGGCGAGCCCGAGGAGAGAGCCATCCTCGCGCCGCGCCAATTTGGTGACGGCACCGGTGATCAGCCCCTCGTTGTTGCAGACCTGGCTGTCGGCCGCCATGACCCCGTCGCGGTAGACGATCACCGTCATCGCCGGTCGCGCTGATCGAGGCGGCGGCCGAGCTCGCGGCTGATCCGGCCGTTGGCGCTCGAATTGCCGGGGTTGTTCTTTTTCCCCCCTCCGTTGGCATTGCCGCCGCCGAGCGGCTTGGCGTCAAGAGCACGCGCGCGCTTATTGATCCAGGCGCGCGTGGCCTCCGGCGTGCTTGAACGACCCAGCGACTGCTTGGCCCGACGCAGATCGGCCTTGTTGCGGATCGGAAACTTGTCGGTGCCGGGCTGCGTCTGCCCTTTCGCCTCGGCCTGGCGTCGCCCCGCCGCGCTGACCGAGCCGCCAGGCGTCCGAAATGCTGCCGCCATCATTCACCCCCTTGCCCGCTGTTGCCCGGCATCGACGCGGCGGGAGATCTCGCTCGAGATCCTCGAGGACCCGGCGCGAGCTTTGCGCCGCTTGGCTTGGCCGGTCTGGTTGAGCGCGATGGCGATGGCCTGCTTGGGGTTGGTCACGGTCTGACCCGACCCCGATTTCATCTCGCCTTCTTTGAACTCGCCCATCGCCTTTTTGACAAAGCGCTGCTTGCCGGCCTTGGTCTTGGCCTTGCTGTCGGGCATCAGACTGCGTCGGCCTGGCCGGGCTGCAATGGCTCGCGCTCTTCGGCCTCGGCCGCCTCCGCCTCGGCCGGCTGCTCGAATGACTGGTAATAGGCGGCATAGGCGGTCTGAAACTCGGCCGCATCGCTGATCGTCGCGACCCTGACCGCCTCGCGCCGGCCGCCATCGACCAGCGGGCTCTCCTCGTAGTCCATGATGCCGACCAAGAGTCGGCGCCCGTCGTTGAGGTCCTTGGGCCCGTTGCTGTCCTCAAAAAACCTGACCTGACGCATGCTGTCCTCCTGCGATTAAACCATCACCACCTGCGATTAAACCATCACCACCGGCAGCGGGTGGGCGCGTGACCAGGGATAGCGGGTGTTGACCCGCGGGTCGCTGCCGGTGGTGACGAGCACGCAGGGCAGCGGATTTTGCGCGGTCGGCGGAAAATAAGTGGCATCGCCCCCGCGATCGGCCGCGCCGCTCACCTGGTGCACCGGCAGCGGGCGCGTCCAACTCGGCGGATACCAGGTGCCGACCGCCGGCACCGCACCGCCGACCACCTGGATCGGCAATGGGTTGGCCCGGGTCGGCGGCCAATAACCGTCGATCCCGGGGTCGGCACCGGTGGTGATGAGCTCGATCGGCAATGGTGCGGCACTCTGCGGCGGGAACCAAGTCCTCGTCGTAATCGGCGGTGGGGGCGCCCCGCCGGCGAACGCTGCCCGATCGGCGGCCTCGACGGCGCCGAGCGTGCCGGTGATCGTCGGCAACGCACCAAGCGCGCCGGCGAAGGCCGCGGTATCGGCGGTCTCGGTCGCGGCGAGTGTGGCGGTGATGGTTGCAAAGGCACCGGCCCCGGCGAACGCTGCGAGATCGGTGGTCTCGGTGGTGCCGAGCGTCCCCGTGATCGCGGGGAAGGCGACGGCCCCGGCAAAGCTCGCGGTGTCGGTGGTCTCGGTGGTGCCGAGCGTCCCCGTGATCGCGGGGAAGGCGACGGCGCCGGCAAAGTTCGCGGTGTCGGTAGTCTCGGTCGTCCCCAAGGTGCCGGTGATGGTCGGCAAGCCCGCCGCCGGGATGAACGAGGCGAGCACGGCACCGCCGCCAGTGGCCGTACCGCCACCGGGTATAGTCCAGATCGGAGCGATTGCCTGAGCGCTCGGCTGGACATAGTACGCAAGACCGGTGCCGTAGGAAGTACCTCCCACAAATCCCTGGCTGTCGCTGATCGTCAGCCCGCTGCCGATCGTCATGGACCCGCTTTGGCTGGCGGACATATTGAGAGTGTAGCCCGCCACGATTAGCGAGCCGTCTTGCAACGGCGTCAACGAGACGCAAGGCAGGGTAGTGCCGCTGGTTATCGCCGCACTGGCGGTATGCTGATCGAGCGGCGATGTGCCGGCAGCGACCGAGCCCGACCACGCCTGCACCGCTACCGAGGCGTAAATTACCGTCGACGCGCTGTTGGAGACGGTGAAAGTATGCGACGTCGCGGTCGTCGGATTATGACAATACCACCACCGGGTCTGACAGCCCGATGCAGGCGCAATCGTGTCGATTACAGTCCAGGTATTGCCGGCGCTGTCGCCTAACGACAGTGCGGCTAACCCAGCCTGTGTACAGGGAGCACTAACAATGATAAGATCGGCACCACCACTGAGGGTATTTATCGCAGAGGTGGTCGTGTATGTGGCGCCGCTCCCCACCGCAACAGTGTGACTGACTAAATTCCAAGCCATAACTGGCCTACCGCAGCATCAGCCGGCCGACACTGTCATCTGCGCCATGTCGAAGAGACGCGCCATCAATCGGCGCGGCGGCGATAGATCCAGCCGAAACCGAGCAGGAAGCTACCGAGCATGGCCAGCGCGGTGGGCTCGGGGACAGTCGCCTGCGAGATCGTGTCGGTAATTGCCGTCGCTACGGAGTTGGCGTCGGTGGTGATGATCTGAGTTACCGCCAACTGTGTTGTAAGTTCGGCCAGATCCAATGTTTCTGGACAGGTGTCGCCGGCCGATGGAAAATGCCGGGTGCAGTCGAAACTGAGCGCCGGGTTGGTGGCACTGACATTAATCGGTGTCCCGGTGCCGGTGAGTGTCACCACCGCCGGAGTGCCGGTCGCATTAAACGTCAGATCTTTCTCGAGATCGTGGATCAGGAACCCGTTGGCGAGCGCGGGGTCGATGGCAACGGTATAATCGACACCACCGGTCAACGACTGCGCGACACTGCCCTGAAAGCCGATTGTGACCGCGCCGGCGAAGGGCATGGCGAAGGTAAACACAGTGCTGCCCGCACCGGTGATGGCACCATTGACGCTAAAGCCGCCAAAAATCTTGTCGGCGGCCTCGACGCAGTTGCCGCTCGAGCCCGTGCCGGTCAGCAAGAAGCTGCCGGCAACAGCGCTACCATCGGCGACGGTCATGGTTGTGCCAGTGCAATACGATGGTGCCGCCTGGGCGTACGTCGCCCACAGCAATGGCAGTGCGGCGCAAGTACCGCACAAAGCTCTGTAGTTCATGTCCCTCATCCTCTATCCATGTTGGATGCTGCCGGAGGTGATCTGTACCACCTGCGTCGCGGTGATCGAGAGGCTCGACAGGTTCACGTCGGACCCCGATAGGCCCACCGACAACCCCGAGATCAGGATGGTGCCGGTGTGATCTTTGAGTCGTGCAAGCGCCGCGGTTCCCGTGGTGCTGGCGGTGCCAGAGCGCGGCACCGCCATCGTGATAGTTTGGGCGGCCTCGGTGAAGGAGGGGAAACCCAGGTTGATGATCACCAGGACGTTGGCAAACCCAGCGTTGCCGATCTCCATCGTCGCGGGTGAGCCTGTAGAAGCACCGGCATCGAGTGCCGTGATTACCGCGGTCATCCGGGTGTCCTTCAAGCTGTTGGCATAAACCACCGCCATGATCGCCTCTCCTTTAACTAGGCCGGCCGCTCGCGGCCGAGGGTGGGGCCGTCGTCGCACACATAGAGTGTCGTCACGAGCGGGCCATCGGCCGCTCCTTACTTGCCGCCCGAGAGCGGCATGCCGCCTTAGGCCGCCTCCTCGTCCTCCACAGCGGCCTCTTCGGGGGCCGTTTCTGTGTCCGCCGGATCCTGGCGGTGGCGGCTGCGATGCGAGCGGATCGGCCGCGCCGCAATCGCATCGAGCGCCGAGCGCGTCACCTTTGCACCAGACAGCCCCGGCAAGCGCGCCTTGGCGAGCTCGACCGGGTCCTCCTCGCCCGGCACCAGGGTGGCAAAGCCGCCCATCCGCGCCTCGCGCTCGCCGACCCTGGTCGACAATGCCACCAGATGCCGGGAGAGCTCCTCGACCTGGGTCTTAAGACTGGCGACCTCGCTGCGCAACAGATCGTTCTCATGCACCATCTTGCTGGTGAAGGCTTCGGCCTGCGCCTCGTCGAGCCAGCCGCGGGCGCGGTCGCGCAGCATTTGACCGCCCATGCCGATCCCCTGCACCGCGACATCGGAGAGCCCGGCGAGCTCCTCGACGGTGCGGATCTGCAGGTGCTTCAATTCGGCGATCATCGCCTTGTTCAAGATCGGCCACTCTTCGAGCGGGGTGCCGTTCAGCACCGCATCGTGGCCGGCTTTGAACGCGCGATATTGCTCGGGCCAGCGCTCGCGGTGCTCGTCGGTGACTTCCTTGACCAGCACCGAGGCGATCATACCGGGGATGATGATCCTGACCCGCTCGCGCTCGATAAAGATGTCGCGGCCGGCATCGAGGCTGGCCCGGGTGTCGCGCACCGTGTCCATAAAGAATTCGCCGCGGACATGGTTCGCGGGCGCGCCATAGGTGCGCGAGTACTCAGCATTGCCGAGCATCAAAACCTCCTGAAGCGTACAAAAGGAACCCGGTGCCGCCGCTGTTGATCGCCCCCATGGTCACCGGCTGCAACGTGTTGACGCCGGCGCGGTTGGTCAGGATGCCGAGGAGGGAGGTTTGCGAATCGGCGGTCGGAACGTTGATCTGCACGGCCGCGGTCCGGGCGATGCCGCCGGCTGCCGTGGCGCTAATCGTCACATAGCAGCCGTTGGCGGTGGCGGTCCAATTTTCGGCCGCAGTGGCGCCGATCTGCGCATTGCCGCCGACCGTCTGGCCGAAATTCATGTCGCCGCCCTGCGGGCTGTTGCTCAGTCGGCGGTAACGAAACATCAGCGCACCCGCCGGGCGCAGATTTTGCCGGCGGCATTTGGCGCCCCAGCCGAGAACGTCATTTGCGCCAGCAGATAGACCGTCGTCGTCGCGGTGAGGCTCATGCGGCACACGGTCAACGGGCAATTCGTGTTGCCGGGGAAGCTCGCCCATGCTCCGAAGTTAAACGTGCTGTTGTTGTCGGCCGTCGCGGTTATCGTCGTCCCCGTAGTGATCTGGCCGGTCAGGACTGTGGTCGACCCGGCCGTCACGTTGTTGAAGATCACCTGGCCCCAAACATCCCAATCCCCGGCGGTCAGCGAGATCGTGGTGATGATGGCCGGCGTCGTCGAAACCAATAATGGCCCGTTGCCCGCTCCAACCAATGCGGTGACATACTCGCCGATCTGTCCGGCAGCGGCGTTTGCCGCCAGCGGCGAGACGACGAAGCCAGGACTCGTCACAACCCCGGTCAGCGTCAAGGCACCCGACAGGCTGCCGCCCATTCCCATCCAGGCATTGCCGGAGGGCACCAGGAGCCCGATCTGACCAACCCCGAGCTGGATCGGCTGATTGGCGCTGGCGAAGCTGATGCTCTCGGTGGCGGCCGGATAGATGCTGAGCGGATAGCCGCTGCCCGGCGAATTCAGCACCACGTTCAGATATTGCCCCATCGCCGGCGGCAGGCGGACCCCCTGGTTCGCGGCAGTGGTGACGATTTCGGCGAAATTATTGGTCAACAGCGGTGCGGTGCCCTGGGTGGTGCCGCCGGCATTGAGCACCACCGGGGGCTGCGAGCCGAGCATCCGGGCGAGTGTGGCCGGGGTCCCGGCCGCCATGATTTCGCGTCTGCTGGCCATTTTATTAGGGTATTCCCAACAACTTGGCCTGGGCGGCCGGCATTTTCGCCCCGATCAGATCGCGCATTTTTGGCGTGCCGGCGGGCGGCGGCTTGTTCGAGCCGAGCAAGCGCGCCTGGGCGGACGGCATGCCGCAGTTCATCAGCTCGCTCATGCGCGCCGCCCCGTTCCGCCCATCGGTCCCGAGTAGATGCGCCAGATAGAACGGCATGCCGGCGCGCATCAGATCGTGTCGGTTCGCTGCCACCCGCACTCTCCCTTCTTTAGGCGATCGTCGCCCGGCTGATCTCGCACGACACCGTCGCATCGGTGGTCAGCGCGTTGGCCGCGACCACCGCCGCATCGAGGACGCCCGTCGGCAGCGGGCTGATTGAGACCCCGGCATCGCCGACCTGTCCGGCGGTGGCCGAGACAACGACGTTATGCCCGGCGGTGAACGCGGTTGCGGTCTTGGCGATCCTCGCCAGCCCGGAGATCTGAAACCAGCCGTATTGACCAGCGCCGATCGCCGCCATCGCCACCGCCACCGGCAAACCGTGTACGGTCGCCACCGCCAAGGCGGTGCTGCCGACCTGGTTGTAGGTCACCAGACTGCCGGTGACGACACCGGCGATCCCCGACCCGTAGACAAACTCGCCGCCGCCCAATGTCGGGTCGATGGCGTGGGCGAGCATCCCCGGCATGGCCGGCGCGCGCGGCGCCGTGTCGACCTGCCCCATCCCCGGCATACCGATGATTTCGTCTTGGAACGAATAAGCCATCACTTGGAACTCCCTCAGTTGCGCAACTGCCGCGATCAGTTGATGATCGAGCCCTGCAAGAACGCGTTCGACATGGTCATGTTACCGGCCCAGGCGACCAATTTGACCATCGCGTCTTGATTGACCGTAAACCGGTCGGGATTAAGCGGAACCATGTTACGCTCGCGATGTGGTCTTAGGAAGATGTAATCTGTATTTAAAAAATACATGTGGTTGCTTGGCGCACCCGCGAGGGTTGCCCAGGTGATCCCGCCGCCGATCGGACCGCCCACCACCGAGCCCGCGGCAACGCCTTGGAAACCGCCGTCGAACACCACGTCGGCGTCCATGAATTTGAGCGTCTGAAAGCCGGCGACGCCTTCGTTGGTCGAAGTGATGCGCTGGATCGCTTGCAAGCTTTCCCAATAAAAGCTAAAATAGGCGTTGTCGGCAATTATTAGATCTGGTCTGTCGGTGCCGCGCGCTTGATTAAGCCACTGCCGGTTCATCATCGTTTGGATCGTGGCTGTACCTGCAGTTAGTCCAGCTGTAGTGAAGGAACCCACCGAGCAGCGCCAGAACGGCCACAAACCGCGATCGATGCCGCCAACCACGCCGGAGGTCTGGACATCGGCGACCAATAACTGCAGCCCGCCGATCTGCTTGCCGCCATCGAGCGTGCCGTCGCCGTAGCAATCGCCGGAGACGCCGTTGGTCATCGTCCGCTCGGCGTTGCCGATGCGGCTTTCGAGCAGATCGATCATCCGCTCCTCGCCGGAGTTCTGCAGTTCTTCGAGCCCGCTGATCGACACCGCAACCGCGGCCTGTGCCCACGGGTACTGTGCCGCGGTGAACACGTCCGATGGGCTGACGTTCAAGATATCATAGCCGGAATAGCGCTTGTAGGTGCCGTTCTCCGAGTATTCGAGCTCTTGCACGATGGCTTGACCGCCATCGACCGGCTTGATCTTCCCCCTTTCGCTTAGCCGGGAAAGAATAGCGTTGTTCTTGGTCACGTTGTCGGCAAGTTTGCGCGACCGGTTGTAGAGCGTAGTCGTCGTGATC